GTTCCCTGAAAAGACCAAATCATTTCACTGCCTCAGGTGGAGTGCGTTGCAACTGACGAAATAGCGAGCCGATCATAATCGATCAGTCCTTGTCAATTCCTCCGTTTCAAAAGTGAAATCCCAATTCTTGTAAAGAACACAAAAAGGATTGGATTTCCACCGCTTTCTCTGTTGACGAAAAGCTTCTACAAAATCATCCGTTGGTTTCTGGTCCGGAATCCCCTTGAAATAGTTGTTAAATGAATTAAAACAACCTGAAACTCGGGCGTCCTTGCACACATCGGCGTAAAACTCCTCCGCGAGGTTCTCAAACTTATAAGATTGAGGAAGGCTTAACACCTTCTTATCTCTTAATTTGTTAAAGAAACCTCTTCTTGCGTTGAAGTAATACTCCTTTGTGTACTCAGAATCCCAGGTTCCATTCCAATAGGACCCTACCAACCTTAGATTTGAATGAAGACTAGTCAACTCATCGTACAAGGTATCGATCTTGAGGTCACTTCTCCCAAGATCAACCATCTCTCTACCTTTACCTCTTCCCGTGAGGATTCCGAAATTCAAGTATGGAATCGCTCTGATATCTCTTATTACAGGTCTGAAACCGTCTAGTAGACAATCATCATAGTAAACTATTCTAAATAGAACACTATTGATCTGGCAGAGTGTGGCAGAAGTTAGATTCTTACCCATTGAGGGTTCAAATCCAACACTTCTAACCAAACTCTCCCAAAGATTGAATACCTGGCGGTTAGGGCATTTAAACAGGATATCGTCACCATTGATCAAAACAGATGGTGTGGGGAGCCTTGCTTTATAAAAAGTATATTTAAATATTAAGTAATTAGCAAGACATAAAATAGGAAAAGAGAGAACATGTCCCATCAATTGTCCGTTCTGTTGCACTACTGTGCCTTGTTCCGTTGATTTGAATGCAATAAAGTGCTGCATCCATTCGGAATCACAGTCTCTAAGTGGTTTCTGGGTGTAATCAACTCTTGCATGGCAAAAAGAATCAATTAGCCAGGAAATGTCATCAAATGACCACTCTTGGAACAGAAAGCGAACAATAAGCTCACTCAATTCAGACGAAAGGTTGTCTGTAGCTCCACTATAATCCCCAGAGTTTAAAAACTCTGAGGCTTTCATGTTGCCACAAACATACCAAATGTCTTCGATAGTCACAGGCCTACCTATCAATTCAAAGGATTTGAATTTCTTCAACTTATTCCAGAGGAAGGATTGTATATTGGTGTATTCCAAATAGTCTCCTGACCCTGGCTTAGTGATAATTCTACCTTTGAGGGGTTCTAAAATTACAGCTGGACGAACATGGTGTATTGATACATCACCTTGTTCCCTCATCTCCTTTAAAGTCTGTATGATTTCATCATCACTGATGATTCCATACTCTGGCTTCAAGGAAATGGTCCGTTCGTAAAGAACCTGATCCCGATAGACCCGCAAATCTTGTTGAGAGTAGCCTAGAAATAGGTCAACCCTGACAAGCTCTGCTTGGTGACTCAAATAACATTGAGTAGCTAGACCAACTTGACCCCCCTTGGACCTTGTCTGTTCTATTGTACTTTTATTAGAAATTGTTCCCACTACAGGTCGTCTGTAGGACAATTCTTCTGGTACAATCAAAGAACAGAATTCTTTCTGAAGTTGCTTTAAAGCAAATTCAGAAAATTCCCCGCTAAGGGGACAAGGCCTTTTGGTTAAGGCAGCACAATGCTTCTTCAACGAGGTATCTATGTGCTCTGGTCGGATGGGTAACAAACCCTTTTTGAGACCCTGAAATAATGAATAAATTAAACAATCAGAGGATCTCTTACCATTCTTGGTACGTGAGTTTAACACAGCACGCTTTAGGGCTAAGTGCATTGTTCTAGGAAAAATCCCCCTAACAAGGAATTTAGGTTTGCTTGGCATCTCAGTTTGACAATGGTCTGCTTCAATAAAAATCTCATTTATTAAATATTTGAAATTTGCATGAAGTATACCAAAAGCCGAACAGAGAACAAGTGAATCCAAACAAACTTGTGTGTCTCTTTCAGATAGCTCAATTCTGAAAGATCGACAGAAGCAGATTATTTTATCAAGGTAATCTTTAGCTTCATTTTTCACTAGTCGCAATAGCGCTTGTCTTTCAAGCCGCATGTGTTTTGGAGAAAGGGGTGCTGAGGAAATATAATTTCCCCAGACATCTCGAAACATTAAAGACACCTCAGCTGTATTGTAGGCTGATTCCACGAGGCAACCTCTCAAGGTAGCAAGTGAAATCAACTTTCCAATAGTACAGTCAAGGTGACTGGAATCGACTGGACACTGATTATGATCAGAGAGATTGTCCTGCGTCAGCCTTACCATGGCTACCTCGATAATACTCTCCATT